TGTGTTGGTTATGGTTAGATTAGGTGGCCGTACTTGGCTTTCCACTCAACGACGGCAGGGGTCTTAGTCCCCTCCGATAAAGTCATCGGTGGGCACGGAGGGATCGGTGCCCTCGTGCGTTGCCCCACTTCCGCTGGTTCGTAGTCTTGCTTTGCGGGAGGGCTTACCGGCTTCCGGTTGTATGGCCGTTTCTGGTGCTGTGGTTGGTTCATGGTTAAGGATGGTTGATGCGGTGGCTTCTGCTTCGCTGTAGCGCAGGAGCAGGTTGACCACATCGGCGCGGCCAATCTTGCGGTAGGTCTCCAGAGCATCCTTGCCCACTGGCGCAAAGTAAGGATGCGCGACGGAGCACAGCGCCTTCTTCAGGATCACGCCGGACTGACCGGAGAACGCACTGCGGCAAGCAGCGGCAAACTCGTCCAGCGGGATCGCTTGGAACAGTGCCTGCTCAAGTGGAGTCAAGGTGCCCACTACGCTGCGCCTCCCATTGCTCCTGCGGCTTGCATTGCCAGTTCAGGGTTCTGCACTGCGGCTTGTGTGATAGCTTCCTGCTGCTGAGCCATCTGCTGCGCCTCTGCCCTTGCCTGCTGCATCATGGCTTTGTCTTCAAGGGATCGGAAGTACTTGGAAGGCACTCCTTTGCCGCGTCCAATATCACGCTGAGCAGCAGACAAGTCCCAGTCGTCCAGTAGTTCTGGCTGGGCTTGAATCAGCGGGAAGAACGTCTCAATGGTGCTGGCAAACGCCTGCTCCTTCTGCGCTTCGATGGCTTGAGACATCCGGCTGATCTGGATCGTCTGAGGGTAGAGCAAACGCCACTGACCGGCGGCATCCTGAATGAAGGCTTCCTGCGGCGGTTGTGGGAACCGTCCCGCTTGGAACAGGATCATGAAGACACGCTCCAGCAGTGGGTTAATCAGGTCCGTGGTCAGCAAAGTGAATGCCGGTGAGATGCGTGCCAACTGCTCTGCCTGCCGTGCTCGGACTTCGGTGGCGGTGACCTGCCGTTCAAGGTTGGCGAACTGTTCAAACAGCGGCATGTGGAAGGCACGCTTGATGCGAGTGTCCACCCGGTTGACCAAGTCAAGTCCCACCCGGTAGTCGGAAGGATCGGCCCAGACCTGTGGCGCATCGCTCATGTCGGAGACTTGAGTAACTCCACCCGGCCCAAGGTCCACCATGCCAACGGCTCCGGTCTTGGTGATGACCCGAGGATTGACCTTCAGGTTGGCCATTGCTGCCATCAGGCTTTCAAGGTAGTTGCTCCCGCGAATGTCAGCAATTGACAGCATTGCAGGGGAGACTCCGTAGGGCGATTCCTCGCTCCACTTGAGCCAGCGACTAACCATCACCGGCATCGACTCAAAGCCGTCTTCCTTGACGATGGTCTTGCTGTGCTGGTGCAGGTAACAAGACGCAATCGGCATGCCCATTGGCCCACCGGCAGGGTTGCGGTCCTTGCGGTCCCGAGGGTACACGGCATGGATGAACTGGTGCTTTGTGTGCCGCTTGTTGCCTTCGACGTCTTTGATGCAGACGGCAGGTGCTTGGTCGCCAAACTGCTCGACCGCTTGGTTTGCTGTCAGAGTGAAAAAGCGGAAGACGCGATCCACGGTGCCTTCGTCGTTCTCGGCACAGGCAAAGGTGCCAGCGTGCCAGCATCGGAAGTTCAGCGGACGATCCTTCCCGGCTTCAGCGGACAAACCAACGGTGCCAAACGCACCAAGGTCCAGATACCCAAGGTGGACCGCGTGATAAAAATTGCTATTGGCTAGTGCTTTGTGTGCTCTCGCGGTGCAATCCGAAAGCCACATGTTCACTGCCTCGCTGCCGTTGACTGACTCATTGGCTTCCCACTGGAACCAATTCTGCTGGCTTGGAGTGACCCAACTGGTCATGCCGCTTGCCAACGTGTTCAGCGCATCGACAGCAACGTCAGACTGTAGCCTAGTGTCCTCGGTAAAGCTGGAACCCTGCTGAGTGAAGCCCAGCCTTCGGAGCGGCAATGCATGGTCAGCGCACTGCTGCCAGATGCTCTGGAAACAGGACATTTCTGCCTGCAACTGTGCGGCTTCAAGACTAAGTTTCTCGGCTTTTGCGTCCATTAGAGGGTAGATACTCCTCCCATGAGGCTCATGGAAGTGTTGCCTGCAAGCTGCTGGAAAACCGGCCTAAATGCGTCGTTTGCCACAGATTGATTGAACCCATACTTCCGGCGACGACTCATCCGCATCTCCCGCCCAGCAGCAGCAACATCGGCACTGGACCGGGTAGGAGCAGGGGCAGGAGCCTCGTATGTAGGCAACTGGACGGCTTCAGCAGACTTCATTTGTTGCTTCATCATCTTCATCTGCTCTTTGAAGTTGCTCTGCGACTGCTGGTTCGCCACTCGCTGCTGCTTGACGGCTTTGTCGTTGTTGGGTTTTTTCATCGATTTTGCTAATCAGGTTGGCCAATTGATACCACTTTGGGTTACCCCTTCGGTGGAAAGCAACTGCCAGTTTCTCCGGCCAAGTGCCTGATCGAACCAGACCAACGACGTGCCGCAGGTTTCCGACAATCATCCAAACGTACCATGCATTTCCTGCCGGATCGACCTGCCAAGGATCGTCCAGCCGGTCTTCGGGCCAACTGGTATCAACTGACCGGAACAACATGACGAACTCGTCTGAGGCAATCAGGATGCCGCCGCTGGCAAGGTGAGCCGTAACGTCCTCAATCCATGACGACCCACCGATCCCCTCGGTCAACTCCTCTGCCTTGTCCCATGCATGACTAGGCACTGTATTTCTTGACGGTTGGCGGGGCGAAGAATTGATGCCCCAAGCTGTTCCGGCCCACCATCCCTTGCAGCATGGCTTCCCCAATGTAGCGGAAGGCGTCTGCCGTATGGCTTGACCAGTCATGCACCGGCTCATTGGCAATGTAGCCCTTGGCCTTGTCCTCGCGCCTGTGGTACCACTCCAGTGCGTTGATACCGGCAGCGCACTGCGGCAGTGCAAAGCGGCAGCGGGGCAGCACCTCGCGCATCCTGCTGATGCCGTGCCAGATGTTCTGAGTGCGGGGCACTACCCGGATGTTGGCCAACCCAGCGTTTTGCAATTCCTGTTTGAACGACAAGGAGTTCTTCTGGGTCGCCTCGGCATCGTGCGGCAATAAGTGACCGGCGTAGCTGTAGCCCTTCTTGATCATGTGGGCCACTCGTTGTGCGGTGCCGAGTTGCAGTCCGCTATCGTGATCAATCACGCGAATCTCGCCCCCAATCTCTTGGAAGTACCAGACCGCAGTATTCTCCGGTGCCCCTAAGTCCCATGCCGTCCAGACGAGCGATCCACGCTCCCAGACGACGTCTTTGGATATCCGGTTGTCGGCCCTCGCTTCGTCCAGCAGATCAGCGTAGATGGCACCAATAAGGCCAATGCTGAAATCGCAGTAGTATTCCTGCCGGATCATCTCCTCCCGCATGCCGGAGCGGCGCTCCTCCTGTACATCGTCGGCACTGAGTGCGCCAGTATCCTCCACGCTGAGCCGCTCCACATGCCAGTCCGGGTTTTCCCGATTGGTCTCCAATAAGTCATAGAACCAGTTCTTCCCACGCGGCGTTCCGTTGAAGATGCACCATCCGCCGTTCTCCCGCAGGATCGGACGGATGTAGTCCCATGCCAGTGGGTTGTGCTGGGCTGACTCGGAGAAGATCACGCCAATGGGGTTGCCGCCAACGACGTCGAGCGTGTCGGTCCCGAGGATTTGGATCGTGCTGCCATTGACCAGCGTGATCTTCATCTGCTGCTCGTTGGTCTTCGCCACAAGCTCCGGCGGCAGGTGGTCAATCACCTTCATGCCGCTGTTGGCATCAATGTTGTCCCACATGGCTTTGCGCCCGAGGACGGCAGTGGGGAAGAAGTAGGCGTAGTTGCCCATCTTCTGTGCTGCCATGATGGCCATGATGTTCAGGAAGGTCTTGTCTTTACCCGCCCTTCGGTGCCACACGCAGATGCCCCGCTTCACGCCGTCTTGGCAGATGGCTTGCATGATGCCCCGCTGGTACGGTCGAGGCTCGAACCTGTGGGGCAGGGTGACGGTCATACCCGGTTGATCGTAATAATCAGCTTGTTGTCGGAGCCGTCTGGCCCGAGTTCGTTGTCTGCTCTGATGGCGGCGATCCGGTCGTTGTCCTTCTCTGCGCCTCTGGCGATCTGGGCGAGGATCGTGCGCTTTTCGATCAGGTCCATGACTACACCACCGGCTCGGTCCTCGGCTTTCATCCTGAGTCTCTGTATCTCAGCGGTGATTCCGGCTTTTTCCGGGTTGCGTTCTGACATGAGTCTTGCGCTGTCTTTTTCTGGGTTCTTGCATTTCGGGAATGCCTTGGCGTAGGATTCGGTGACCCCGAGTCCTGCCGCGATCCCGGCTGCAAATCTGAGTTGTCCTGCTGTCATGCTGTAGTGTCCTTTGAAACCGGGTTGCTGTCAATTTACAGTTCCCCTAGTCCGTACATCCACGGCATCTTCTCCTTCCCGCCAGAGATAAGATTCAAGCGTGACTTCAGTTTACCGTATGTCTTTTCGTTGTACTTTCCTTTGCGGATGCTGACTCCTGCACGCTCTGCTGCGGCGGCAATGGCTTCGTCGTCGGTCTTGCCAGCACTGTACTGCAATGGTGCTTTGCGCTTCTTTTGGTGCGGAGCCGGTTCGATACGACTTACTCGTTCACTGATGGGACGCATCGTGTGTTTTGTCTGGCAGGAACATCTGCGACAAAGCTTGATGCAGTTGTCCCCCAGTTGTCGCATGAGCTTGGGAAGGAGTTGGACGAACTTCATTTTGCAGACGTCGCAGAGGAGCGCCAGCGGTTCGGTTGGATCGGTCATGATGGTTCGACGGTAATTGATTTGGCTGCACCTTGGCAGCGTGAGCACTGGACAGCGCCATTCGCTTGGGACATCCACTCGCCGGTCTTGCCGCAGTAGGCTCGGGTGCCATTAAGGGGCAGCAGGTGGGAGACGGCGCGGGAGTCGG